GTAACGATTGGTGGAACTTTAACATACGAAGACGTAACAAATATAGATGTAGTTGGTGTTTCTACTTTTGCTGGTAGAATGAATGTCAATTCTTCTGCATTATTTAATGAAGGATTGAGTGTAACTGCTGGTGTTACTACTATTGCAGGAACCACTACTTTTGGTGCTGATATAACAATACCTGATAAGATAATTCATAGTGGAGATACAAATACTGCAATAAGATTCCCTGCTGCTGATACAATTACAGCAGAAACTGGTGGTAGTGAAAGACTTCGCATCACATCTGGTGGTAAAATTGGATTTGGAACTGATATGGGAGGAGCACCTGCTTCAAGTTATAATGTTGGTGCATATAGAGCAACAGGAACTAGTTATTATTACGTAGAAGCTGGTGCAGATGATGCAAGTGCTGGTTTAAGAGCAAAAGCAGGAACAGCAGATTATACAATATTTACAACTGAAGGAGTAGGTCAATTAGCAATATATGATAATACAAATACTGCAGAAAGGCTTCGCATCGCAAGTAGTGGATTTATTGGCGCAGGAACTGCAAGTCCCCGTAGACATCTTCATGTTCATAATTCGGCATCAGCAACTGTTGGATTCCAGATGACAAATGGAGCAACTGGAGAGGCTAATGATTCTCAAGGTTTCCAACTAAAAGTAGCAAGTGACCTTCATGCTGAAGTTGCTCAGATGGAAGATTCCTATTTGAGTTTTTATACAAATGCATCAGAAAGACTTCGTATTGATTCGAGTGGGCGATTACTTTTAGGAACGACTACGGAAGGTCATTCAAATGCTGATGATTTAACAATTGCAACAACAGGAAACACTGGTATAACAGTAAGATCTGGAACTGGCAGTAACGGTAATATTTTCTTCTCGGATGCTACGTCTGGGGATGCTGAATTTGAAGGAATGATCTACTATGCTCATGGTACTAATTCCATGAGATTTGCTACTGCTCAAACAGAAAGACTTGTTATCGACTCAAATGGAAATGTTCTTCCGAGTGCAGACAATACACAAAATCTTGGATCATCATCTAAGAGATGGGCAGAAGGTCATATTAATTGGGTCAAGCTTGGAACTAATGGTTCTTGGGTAAAAGAAAATAATGTTAGGTTCCAATCATCTGGAGATGCTTATATTGATCATGCAACGACTGGTCAAGATATTACATTTAGAACATCAAATAGTTCTTCTCTTGATACTACTTCAATGTTCATCAGACCTGATGGACGAGTTCAAGTTTACTGTTTGAATAACTCAAGAGGTTTAGAACTTAATGTTGGTAGTAATGCAGGTGCATTGGTATTTGATCGTAATGGACATATAACATCATACGTTCGTGCTTCTGATGGAAACTCAAATGTTGCTGGAAGTTCTGGTGGTGGATCAAGATTATATTTAAATAAGAAAAAGATTCAATTTTATACTTTCACACACACAACAAACGTAGGTGATGCTCCTACCTTTGTACAAAGGATGGAGATTGGTGAAAATTCAGTAAGAGTGGGTAAACAAAGTGTTCTTTCTGGAGATTTTGATACTATTCGTATACACAATAATTCAAATAATGTAGGAACAGTTTTCAGAAATTCTGGTGGTGGTGGAATCTCCCAACATAATGAATATTGTTGGTTATACAACCGTATGGGTTCTGATGGAATGATCGTAGCATTTAATGCTCAAGGGTCACAGGAGGGATCTATTAATGTAAGTGGTTCTTCTGTATCTTATAATGGTGGTGTATTAACTCGTTGGTCACAATTGGTTGGTATATCTACTAATGTTAAGTCAGATAGACCTACAATTTATCAAGGAACTGTAATGTCTAACCTTGATGAAATGTGTGAATGGACAGGTGAAGAAAATATGCAGTTGAATAAAACTCAAGTGTCTACTGCTTCAGGTGATAAGAATGTTGCTGGTGTATTCTGGGCATGGGATGACGATGATGATAATTATACCAATGATTTCTTCGTTGCACAAACTGGTGATTACATAATTCGTGTTGCTGGAAGTACAACTGTTGCTAGAGGAGATTTATTAGAGTCTGCTGGTGATGGAACTGCAAAACCTCAATCAGATGATATTATTCGTAGTAAAACAGTTGCAAAAGTAACATCGGGTATAGCTCATACAACATATCCAGATGGCACTAAAACATATCCTTGTGTACTTATGGGTTCATAAGAATCGTCATAAAGTTCTGACATTCTGACATAAATATGATATGATGATTAAAATTATAAATTGTTATGTGTTTCGGAAAAGACATGAATTTTACAGTCTATAGTAAAGATGGTTGCACTTACTGTGAAAAGATTAAACAAGTACTAGAGTTGACAGGAAGTAGGTTTGTCGTCTATAATTTAGGAGAGGATTTTACCAGAGATGGATTTGTCTCTGAATTTGGTGAGGGAGCTACATTTCCTCAAGTCCTTTGTGATGGAAAAAAATTGGGAGGATCAGTTGAAACAATCAAATTCCTTAAGGAACAACAAATCGCCTGACTCGCTAAATACTTCCAACATCCACTTCGACAGAGGAGTGGAACTTATCTTAAGAGGAGGTAAGAAAAAAAGAAAGACCTATCAAGTTTTACTTGAAAAGGTATTCAATTTCTTTAATAGGGAGATTGAAATTCATTTAGACTTTTTTCTAAATGTAAAAAAATTACCCCACGGAGATAAAAATGTCAGAAGCTAGTATAGTTACTAGTCTAGTTCTAGGATCTTTTCTTATAGTTCTATCTTTTATTGTAGGGATACTAATAGGATGGACGGGAAGAGAATATATGAAAAACTATCGAGAAGTTCCAAGACCTCATCCAGAGATGTTTGATATGCAGGGTAACCTGATACCTGACGAAATTGTTGCATTTAACTTTGAAAACTATCATGACAGTGAAAACCACAACGAGGAAGAAGACGGCCAAACCGAAATCGGTTAAGGTCACTAAAATTCCTGAACTGCCTAGAAATCCTTTTGCTTTTGAGGTTCTAGATGCTGTGTCAAAACAAAGATCAAGAGCAAAAAAAGTTGAAGTATTGCAAAAGTATGGTGACTTATCTTTAAAGATAATATTGAAATGGAATTTCGATACTTCAATAGTATCAGCTCTCCCAGAGGGTGAAGTTCCATATAATGACTTTGATGATCAAAACAATCATGTTGTAACTTTATCTGGAAAGATTACAGATGAAGTTCGTAGAATGCATGAGACTGGATCTTTTTCATTAGGTTCTAGTGATAAAGAAGGTCATACTACTATTCGTAGAGAGGCAAGACAGTTCTATAGATTTGTAAGGGGTGGTCAAGATGAATTGAGTACGATTCGTCGTGAAACCATGTTCATAAACATCTTACAGGGATTACACCCATTGGAGGCAGAGATTGTTGTTTTGGTTAAGGATGGTAAACTTGAGGATCAGTATAAAATTAGTAAAGATGTAGTGGCAGAAGCATATCCTGATATAGTTTGGGGGGATGCGTGATGTCTAAAGTAACTGAACCAACTGAGACTAAAGAAAAGGTAGAGGCAACTCCACCAGAACCAAAAAAATTAGATGGTTCTTCGTATAGTTGTGAAGTTTTATTGCAGAGAACAACTCTTGAGGCTGCAAATGATAAGTCATTTCCAACTGATGCAAGACTTGTGCATTATGAGGTAGAAGGTCAGAGTTTTATTGACCTTACGAGATCTCAAAAAACTGTAAATATATTTGATTTGTATTGTGATACTTATGGTAAAACTGCAGTAAAGAAAATAGATTTTGGTTTCGGTACCACTTCACCTGCTCGTTGGGGGTATAAAACACCACCTAAAAAGAGAAAACGAAGGTAGTTTCTAAAATATTGGGAAAAAATATCCTGGCTATTTTTGAGGCCACAGGATTTATGTAACACATGTTACACTTCTTCTTGACTATATAATATACATGTGTTAATATACACACATCGTTCATCCTCTTAAAGGGGGACGCAAGTAAGCCGACTCGGAACGGAATCGTTCATCCTTATGGAATTCTTAATCGCTACCATCCTATCATGTGAAAGTGCCGAGGATATTATTTCTCGAATACCTTCTAATGAAAGTCGTGCTGAATTAGTTCAGCAGGTAAAGATGAGTACCGAAGAGGGATGCTTTGAGGACGCAAAAGCCGACTGAAGGAACGGGGACTTAAAAACCCTACTACTTTGGAGAAAGCCAATGGCACAAGTTACTTACCGTGGTGTCGAGTACGACACTGAAGAGTACAGAAAAATGCTCATAGAGGAGCATGATCAGCGTAGAAACCATGATTTAATGTATCGTGGTATCAAGGTTAGAAGCAAGGCAATTCCTTGCAGTTGAACACAATTAAAAGGAGGGGTTGACACCCTCCTTTTTTTATGCCATAATATATTTGTTGAATCGACGGATTTGGCAAGGGAGTGACTGAATAAACTTTCTGGCATATAGCTGGTTAAGGTGACGAGACACAGGTGGTGCTGCTACTCGCAAGAGTAGAATCGACTTACCAGTCGGGTCTCAGGCAGAGATGTAAAATTTACTACTGTAGTAATGCCCGTCTCTTGTTGGTAATACAGAAACCCAACCTCCCACTTTACTAAATAAACTACGATGACCTTTAATGGCACTTTCGATAGAAACTTCAAGAGCTAAAAGACTCGTAAGACTACTTAAAAGGTTAATTGCTCAAGACCATCTCTACACAGATGAGCAAATCAAAGATATGAAAAAACAACTCAGAGTTGTTGAAGAAGAAGTTAATAATCTAAACAAGACAATTAAAAAAGGATTCAAATGACTGTAAAACTAGTAAGCGTTACTCCTGATGCAGAAAAAACTATGGCATATATTGCCAGAGTTTCAAATCCCAAGAATCAGGATAATGAAAATTTCTCAGGATTACTTCGTTATTGTATTAAGCATAATCATTGGTCTGTATTTGAACAATCTTCATTAACTCTTGAAATTGAAACAACTAGAGCTATTGCTGCTCAGATACTTAGACATCGTAGTTTCACATTCCAAGAGTTTTCACAAAGATATGCTGATACAAATCTAATATCTACTGATATACCTTTACCAGAACTTAGAAGACAAGATACAAAAAATCGTCAAAATAGCATTGATGATTTGGATGATTTTACTGTTCAGAAATTAGAATTACAGATGAGAACTTTATTTCATTCTGCACAAGCATTATATACTCAAATGCTAGAGTCTGGTGTTGCAAAAGAATGTGCTAGAATGGTATTGCCACTTTGCACTCCTACAAGAATCTATATGACAGGATCTTGCCGTTCATGGATACATTATATAAACTTACGTTCTGCACATGGAACACAGAAAGAACATATGGACATTGCAGAAGCATGTCGCACCGTATTTATTGAGCAGTTTCCTATCGTTTCAGAGGCTCTGGAGTGGGTCTAAATAATTTTATCTAACTTAATACTATGGCAAATTATCCTGTTGTTAACACCAAAACTGGTGAACAAAAAGAGGTATCAATGAGTGTCCATGATTGGGACAAGTGGTGCGATGATAATCCTGATTGGAAGAGAGATTATTCTGATCCATCTACACTTCCCGGTGTTGGAGAGGTTGGGGAATGGAAAGATAAACTTAGAAAGAAAAATCCGGGATGGAATGAAGTTTTGGAAAAATCAAGAAGGTCGATACCAAAAAGTAGAAGGTCAGATCCAAATTTAGTACAAAAACTCTAATGCCACGTAAAAAGAGAACGTCTGATCAACCGATTGGGGTTGGTTTGACGACTAAACAATTAAAAAGAAAAAGACCTGTAAATGGTGAATATTTAATTGATATAGAACCACTTACAGATAATCAAAAAAGATTATTTGAATCTTATAAGGATAAGCATGTAATCGCATATGGTGCAGCTGGAACTGGTAAGACTTTCATTACTTTATATAATGCATTATGTGATGTGATGGATGAATCAACACCATATGAGAGGATTTACCTTGTAAGATCATTAGTTGCTTGTAGGGAGATTGGTTTTCTTCCCGGAGATCATGAAGATAAAGCTGATATCTATCAGATTCCATATAAGAATATGGTGAAGTATATGTTTCAGATGCCATCTGATGCAGACTTTGAAATGTTATATGGAAATCTTAAATCACAAGACACGATTAAGTTTTGGAGCACCTCTTTTTTAAGAGGAACAACACTTGATAATTGTATTGTTTTAGTTGATGAATTCCAAAACTTGAATTTTCACGAACTTGATAGTATAATAACAAGAGTTGGTGAAAACAGTAAAATTTGTTTTTGTGGTGATGCTACTCAAACTGATTTACAAAAAACCAACGAACGAAATGGAATCGTTGATTTCATGAAGATAGTCCGAACTATGCCATCATTTGATATTATTGAATTTGGTATTGATGATATAATTAGGTCAGGACTTGTCAAAGAGTATCTCATTGCCAAAATGCAACTAGGAATGTAATGTTTAATCATGTAGATATTGATCTCCCTAAACTCTCTAGGGAAACCGTTGATGGAGTTCGTTATTATTCTGTTCCAGATGATGATGAATTATTGAAACTAGTTTCAATTACTTCAGTTACAAGTCACTTTAATAAAGAGATTTTTGTAAACTGGAGGAAAAAAGTTGGTAATGAGCAAGCAGATCGCATCACAAAGGCTGCTACTACTCGTGGAACGTCATATCATGAACTGACGGAAAACTTTCTTTTAAATAAGGAACTTCCTGAAGGACTACCTATTTCTGAGTTTTTATTTAAAATATCAAAATCCAAACTCAGAAATATAAACAACATTCACTCATTAGAGGGGTCACTTTACAGTAAACAATTAGGTATTGCCGGAACTGTTGACTGTATTGCTGAATATGAAGGTGAATTGTCCATCATTGATTTTAAAACATCAGCAAAACCAAAACCCAGAGAGTGGATCGAGCATTACTTTGTCCAAGCAATGGCATATGGTTGTATGCTCTATGAACTAACTGGTATATCTGTTAAAAAATTAGTAATTATCATGTCCTGTGAAAATGGAGAGTGTGTTGTTTATGAAGAATATGACAAGTCAAAGTACATCAAACTTCTCGGAAAGTATATTAGGAAGTTTGTTCAAGATAAATTGGAACTCTATGGAACCTAATAAAGAACTAGAGAAGGCCATTGAGAAGAAGTTTCTGACTCCACAAAAGTTTGCCCTTGAAATCGAAAAAATAGTTGCAGAAGAGGAATTCAATTACATTGATGCCATCTGTTACTATTGCGAAATCAACAATCTTGAGATAGAATCAGTAACGAAACTCATTTCCAAATCTCTAAAAGAGAGATTGAAGTGGGACGCAACCCGTCTCAATTTTATGAAAAAAACTACTCGTGCTAGACTACCTTTGTAATGAAAAAAGCAGAATTGATTCATTGGAGGTTACAAGCAATACTCCGGGAAAACCATATGCCAGATCTTGAATATCTAGGTGTAAGACCCGATAGTATTGGAATACCTCAACATTGGTATAGAATTGGTGGAGCAGAAGTTCCAGTTGATTCTATTACTGAACTTGATAGTGAAGAAACTCCAGATGATGAGGATTTTGATGAAAGTGACACCTTTTGAGACCTATCAAACATATCTTTCGATAAAGAATCATTTCTCAAATCCGAGATATGATTACTTTAAATATGGAGGAAGGTCAAGAGCCAAAATTGCTGCCTTCAATAAAAGGAAGGACAAGTACTGGTTTGAAAAAACTTCGAGAAAATATCCAGACAGGGAGATTGTAGATTTTCTTGTTTCAAACTTTGTGGAGACAGATAATCCACAAAGTCTATGGATAGGTGAAATTATTAATTCTGGTGAACGTAATTATTCAGAGTGGTCAAGAAAACAACAAAGTCTTGGTTACATTTTTAAAGAACAGATTACACAACTGTTTGATGAATATGAACTAGATGAGTTGTTTGATTGTTGCAATGGTCATCCAGTTATTTTAAAACAATATCTGGGTGGTTTCATTGATCTTGAAATTTTGGTCATACTCGAAAAGGTCTTTGACTTCTGTAAAAAGTTTGATTCTAAACTTACAGATCCAGTATGGGAAACCGTAAGTCTTAAGATTAAAAAGTATGATCCTTTCATAAATATTAATGTGTTTCAATATAAAAAAGTTTTACGAGAGATAGTCAATGAGTGATTTTTTCGATTCTGAATTAGTTCAAGAAGAACTAAACTACATCAATGAATTGCAACAGAGAATCTTTGGCGCAACGATGAAATACCCATCTATGTCCCGTGATGACAAATTGCAACACGTTGAGTGGCTAACCGAGTTAATGGAAAAACAGAAGGTCATGTATACAAGACTTGCCCTATCTGAAGATCCAGAGGCAAAGAAAATTTTAAAAAATTTACGATCCTCTGTTCAAATGTTGGGGTTTTCCCCAGATATGGATATGAATCTTTTTTGGGATAGTGTCAATAAAACGATACAAACCCTAAGACTTGATATTGACCGATAGTCCTTAATTTGTTATAATAAATCCAATCCAACGAAATCTAACTAAATCCGAGGTAATCCAAATGTCGTTTGCTGATTTAAAGAAGCAATCAAAACTAGGCTCACTAACTGCTAAGTTAGTTAAAGAAGTCGAGAAGATGAACAACAACGGTGCATCAGGTGATGACCGTTTCTGGAAACTAGAAGTAGACAAGAGTGGTAACGGTTATGCTGTTATTCGCTTTCTACCTGCACCAGACAAAGAAGATCTTCCCTTTGTAAAATTGTATTCCCATGCCTTCCAAGGCCCCGGTGGATGGTACATTGAAAACTCATTGACTACTCTAGGTCAAAAAGATCCTGTATCAGAGTACAATTCCCAATTGTGGAACAACGGAACAGATGCTGGCAAAGAACTTGCTAGAAAGCAAAAGCGTAAGTTAACTTACATTGCAAACATCTACGTTGTAAAAGATCCTACAAATCCTGAGAACGAAGGAAAAACATTCTTATACAAATTTGGTAAGAAGATCTTTGATAAACTCACCGCAGCAATGCAACCTGAGTTCGAGGATGAGGAAGCAATCGATCCATTCGATTTCTGGCAGGGTGCCAACTTTAAGTTGAAAGCAAAGAATGTTGCTGGTTATAGAAACTACGACAGTTCTGAGTTTGCATCACAAAGTCCTCTATTAGATGACGATGATGCTATGGAAGCAATCTGGAAAAAGCAAAATTCTCTTGAAGAGTTTAGTGCTGCAGACCAATTTAAATCTTATGACGCACTTAAGACACGTCTTGAGTATGTTCTAGGTAAGAGGGGTGCAAGACCAGTTGCTCAAGATGAAGAAGTCCAAGAAGAGGAGTACGAAGCACCTGTTCAAAAACAAGACACAGTTGCATCAGTAGCATCCAGTTCAAGTGAAATAGAAGATGATGATACGTTATCGTATTTTCAGAAACTAGCTGAAGACTAAAGAAAAAGGGGTCGCAAGACCCCTTTTTTTATGGCATGGATATGTTTAGATTTTCCGTCTGAATTGTTGTATCATCTATGAATTGTGATGACTTACCATATATCATAATGTCTCTAAAATCATTCAAGAATGTCTGTAGATAACCGGGCTTAAGAACAAATATATTTCTCTTTTCTTCATTCAATCTAGTTTCATGAATATAGTTACTCACACCTGTACGAGTCTTTGATGAGATTGGAGTTACGTTTGTTCCTATGACATTATCATAATATGTTATTGAAAAATCTGAATTAACTCTCTTTCCTTTTGGAAGTACTAAGTGACCTTCACTATCACGAATTTCTTTTGTTTCAAAATATTTTGTTGAATTTAAATCATCTCCATATTTGTTTAGTGAGAAATCATATATCTCAGAACTATTCAAAGGCCATTCATCACGGACATTAACAATACCTGCGGTTGTTATCACAACCCAATCAAGTTCTGCAGATCCGTAAAGTTTCTCTGCTACATTGTCTGGTCTAAATCCCTCTGGTATCTCATACTTATCAAACACCGTAAATACGTTTTGTAAGTCTCCTCTTACTTTTGTGCGACGAAAGAAGTTTTTAACTTCTATAAAATCTAAAGAAGAGTTCTTTTCTTTGAGAAAAGATGGATATCTTATATTTGGAAGTTCGCGAAAATATGACATTTTAGAATCCTACTGAGCCATCGTTATCATCATAATCAACATCATATATTGGTTCTAATTCTTTGAATGTTAGATCCATCTGCAAAGATATTGGTGTAGCATCATCGTAAGTTGCATACACACCTTCTGCTGTATAATTAACAGATATATCTGTCAAGAAACATTGCTTAAATTTATGTAGAAATGGGTGATCTCTACTACCTTTTCGATATCTTATTTCAAAAACATTTGGAGTTTTAAGGAATATACCTGATCCACCTAGACTTCCACCACCCTTTGTCTTAGGAGCCATATTTGATTTAAATGCTCTTATAATTTTTTTAACTTCTCTTGCTTCCTCAGAACTACGAGGTGTCATTTTGAAACCAAAATTGAAACTCCTTAATGTAGGGCCGTTAAATAATAACTCCATATTAGGGTTGAATACTTGTCCTGATTGTCTAGCAAGTAATTGATTAACTGATACGTTTCCACCAACAAGACCAAGTGTTGCTGCAGTTGCACTTGCTGTTGCAAATTTTGCACCTGCACCCATTAACCCTTCTACATCAGTTCCTTTAAATTGATCTTTGAGATCTTTACCAATACCTTTTATTGCTCCATCTGCACCTGTTTTATCTTTCTGTAATAATTTTTTTAACGCATCACCACTACCTTCAACCACACTTCCTACTGCTCCTGCAGCCGCACCTTGTAGGGTGTTCATTTCACTCTCACCATAATCAACACCATTACCATCTTGAATATTAGATGGCATCTGTAATATGATGGTCTCATGCATCTTTTTATCTTTATTTCTCGTTCCTATAGGAGTATTTCCACCTATCCTACGACTTCCGGGTGAACCAACAAAACTACCACTTCCTCTATCTTTGACACTTTGATATTCAACAATACCAATTTGTAGATAGTCAGTAGTTTGTGTTAGTGCTTCTAATGGATATCTTAATAACCCTGCCATATCGACCTTATTTTTTAACTATTTAGACGAAATTTTCCAAAGGGTAATGCTTGAAGATCTTTTATCTCTTCTGCTGTTACTGTGTACACACTACCAACCACTTCATTAAAGGTATATTTTCGTGATTCACCCCAATGAAAGTTAACACCAGTAAATCCCCAAGAGAATACACCTGTTACTGCAACCAAAGGATTTTGATCATATCTTATTCCCGGAGTTTTAGGATTGTATACAAATAAGCAGAAGTTACCAACTTCAGGTCTACCACTTTCATTCAATAGATCCATGATTTCCACCATCAAATCATCAGGATCTTCAATCCCGATTAGTTCATCTAATGCTGGAGCAATACGACTCATTTGATTCCTAGTTCATCTTCTGTCATCACCTTGAATGTATAAAGTCTATCCTTACAATAATCCACTGCTGCTTTCCATTTAGCTTGGTTTCGAGCATATTCATATGCCTCACGAAGATAACCTTTTGTTTGTCTTTTTGGACGTGATGGTGGTTGTGTTTGCTTCTTAGGTTTTACTTCAATAATATACTTTTTAATATTACCTGTATTTTCTTTCAGTTTGACATAGAAATCTGGAAAGTATCTATGGATTCTATTATCAACTGGTGAACGATACGGTATAGCAATTTCTTCACTTCCCCACTCAAGAATATTCTTATTCATATCACAATATACCATGAATTTTCTTTCCCATAAGGAACGATATATGATATTAGTTGGATTACCTTTATACTTTTTGGGGTGTGAAGGTGAATACCTTCCTTTATATGACATAAATACATAAAATAGTCATAAAGGTATTTAGTGTGTCATTAGTACAAAAGATTACAATGAATGATGCCAAGGTGAAATTTGGTAATTTGTCACTGAATAACCAATATCAAGTTCACTTTGCAGGATTCAATACAAGTGTTGTTAATTATTTGAGAAATAATTTAGGTATACTTAACGCGGATGATTTTATATCTCGTCAAGCTGGAATATTATGTTTTGATGCTTCATTACCAGCAAGTGTATTAGCAACTGCTGAAGTTAAAGATAATTTTATGGGAGTTCCACAGGAATTTGCACATTCAAGATTGTATACTGATATTGATTTTTCTTTCTACATTGATAATAATTATACTCTACTTCGCATCTTTGAAGGTTGGATGGATTATATAACTAGTGGTGCAGAGAATGAAGTTGGTGATTTACAAAAACCTTTCTATCGTAGGATGCAATATCCAGATACTTATAAGGTATCATCCATGTACATTTCAAAGTTTGAGAAGAATGTGGATCGCACTTTGAGTTATCAGTTTATTAATGCGTTCCCAAAAGCAATCTCACCAATCCCTGTTACATATGGTAATGCAGATTTGTTGAAGGTATCCGTTAGTTTCAATTATGATCGATATATAGTAAATCGTAAAAGAAGACAACCAAGTATCTTATCATCTATATTTGATAATTTCTTTAATGATAGTTCTAGTCCTACTGAGAGATATAATTCAAATCGACCTCAGACACGAAGTGGAACGCTGGACAACATAGCCTAAAAGGTGTATAATACCCCTATAAATATAATTACTGAATAACATATTATGCCATTACCCAAGATTAACACGCCAACTTATGAGTTGACACTTCCTTCAAATAATAAGAAAATCAAATATCGACCATTTCTTGTTCGCGAAGAAAAAATATTAGTTCTTGCAATGGAGTCTGGAGATCAAAAACAAATTTCCGATGCTATTGTAGAAATACTTTCTGAATGTATAATTACTAAAAATCTTGATATTACTAAACTTCCAACCTTTGATATTGAATATCTCTTTCTTAATGTTAGATCAAAATCAGTTGGTGAGACTGTAGAGGTGAATATTACTTGTCCTGATGATGGTAAGACTTCAATTGAAACTGCTATTAACATTGATGATATTAAAGTTAAGAAAACAAAAGGACATAGTAATATTGTGAAAATCAATGATCAATATTCTATGAAACTAAAGTATCCTTCATTAGAACAATTCATAGAAAGTAATTTTGATTATGAGGAAGGTGATCTTGTTAATGTAAGTGAATCTCTTAATCTATTATCTACATGCATAGACATGGTATATGATAAAGAGGAAAGTTGGGATGCGAATGATTGTACTAGAGAAGAATTAGTTGAGTTTATTGAACAATTGAATACTAAACAGTTTAAGGATGTTGAGAAGTTTTTCTCTACGATGCCTAAACTTAGTCATCAACTTAAAGTAAAAAATCCTAATACAGGAGTTGAATCTAATGTTGTACTTGAGGGACTAGCAAGTTTTTTCAGTTAGGTATGGCTCACCAGAATCTTGAGTCATACTATAAACTTAACTTTGCTCTTATCCAACACCATAAATACTCATTAACAGAGATTGAAAATATGATGCCTTGGGAAAGGGATGTTTATGTAACTCTGTTGAGACAGCATATAGAGGAAGAAAATTTAAAGGCACAACAAAGTGGCAATTAATCCAGAAGTAGTATTACCCGGTGATACTAGAGCCAATAAACCTAAAATTAATGTAACCAACCTAAAGAGTGTTTTTCTTAACAATGGTGGTGGAGGAGGTCTTGCGACCACAGGAAAAGGTGGTTCTATGGTGCCATCATCTAAAAGTTCTATAGCTAAAGTTAATCCATCCAAATTACTACCACTACCTGATCAGGGATTACAACCACAAGCACAAGCACAAACATCAGATTTAGCAGAGAGAGTACAAACAAATACGATTAAGATATCTAAGTTAATTGATATTAATAGACTTCATAGAGAGAATCATCAGAAAGACAGAGTTGAATTTGTAAAATTAACAAATGTAGTTCAGGAAATATCTAAATCATTCCAAAAAGATCTTGATGATCGTAAAGATGCAAAGCAAAAAGAAAAAGAGGAATTAGCAAAACAGAAAGCAAAGGAAGCACAGGAAGAGGCAGAGTCGGAACTTGAGTCAAAAGATACTAAGGACACTGGAAAAGCAATTGGAGATAAAACTAAAAAGTTTGTAAATCCTTTTAGTGGTATACTTCAAAAATTGAAGAGTGCTGTGATGGCAATAGGTGCTGGTATTCTTGCTAATGCTGCGTTTAAGTATTTGGGTGATCCTGCTAACTATGAAACCATAAACAAAGTATTCGGATTCATACAAAAACATTGGAAGTGGGTCATGGGTGGACTTGGAGCAATTGCAGTTATTGCTCTTGCTGCACCATTAGTTGCGATTGCTGGAACTATTGGTAGTGTTATTGCTGCAGTTGCTGGTATAGCAGTTGTTCTTGCAAAAGTTGCATTGGCAATAGGTGCGATTGTTGGTATTATTATGGGAGCAAAGGCTATATTCAGATGGTTAAGAGGTGGTAAAGAAGCAGCAGAAGCAAGACAAGCAAATAGAGCAGCGTTAGATGCTGCAGGGATCAAGCGAACAAGAAATAAATTTGGTAGAAAAGGATTTGACGTAATGAGAGATGGTAAGAAGACATTTGTTAAATATGAAAATTTAACTGAAACCGAGAAGGAAGCAGTTGATAAGTTTAATGCAGAAGATCAAAGAATTAAAGATGTAACTAAAGATAGAAATAAAGCATCTAAAGAAAGAAAAAAAGCAATAAGAACTGAAAGATTGGGTAGTGATGAATATGCAGCAATACAGGCAATGCCTAAAGGTAAGGAAAAACGTATAGCATTAGATAATTTTAAAGCAGAAACTATAAGACTTCAAAATGAATCTGATAAGGAAACTGCAAAGGAATTTGGAGATAAAATGAGTAGTGAATCTCTCATCTCAAGAAAAATAGGTGGTGATACGATGGGAAGATCAATAGTAGGTGAGGATGGCCCTGAGATAGTTGATTTTAGAACTCCAACTTCAATTAAGAGAGCACAAACAACGCAAGATATATTGAAAGATATGTCTAGTGGTGGTGGAGGAGTGCAAATTATTAATCAGGAACTACCTCCAATTACTGCAGATATACCTGCTATAAAAGTGGGATCTACCCCTGCAACATCAATTGATGCTGTTAATCCAATAAATCCATTTAATGGATATATGTCATTAGTTCCAGAACTACTTAGTATAGAATAATGCCATTACCAGCAATTGCAGCAGTAGTAGGAAAGATTGGAGCAGTAGCAGGAAAAGCTGCTGTAGTAGCGGCTAAAGCTGGAGTAAAAGCAACTGCTGTAGCAACGAAGGGTGTAGCAAAAGCATCTATAAAAGGTGCAAAAGTTGCTGGAAAGACATCTGTAAAAGGTGCAAAAACTGCTGGAAAGAAATCAACTAAGATAAGTTCAAGAACTTTAAAATCTCAGTTGAAAAAAGGATTAAGCGGTCTTGATAAGAAGAGAAAACAAACTAGAGCTTTTACTGAAAAACTTATAGAAGAGAGAGATCGTAGAAAAGAAGAACGTGAAAATGAAAAGAAGAATAAGTTAAAACCAAGTAAATCTCCTGTTGCTAAAAAGGGTGGTGACATCTTTAGTAAAATGATGGGAGTTGCTGCTGCCTTGGTGGGTGCTTTAATAATAAAAGAATTACCTAGAATAATTGAGGTAGTTAAAAATATTATTGGAAAGGTCAAACCATTTTTCATCACTGTTGGAAATGCGATTGGAAAGGTTGTCAACTTCTTAACAGGGTTTTCTCCTGAAAGTGATGGATATGAAGAGCAAAAAGCAGCTGCAGATGGGGAAATATTAAACGCACAAGGTTCTGCTGATAAAATTACAGAAAATGATAAAGTCTTACAAAAAGAAAAGACAAGTATTGATGATCAAAGTAAATCTTTAAGAGATCAAACTTCTAAATTAGAATCTTCTAGTAGTGATGACACTGTAGGTAAAACGAGTTCGGAGTCTGAAGATCAAGCAACTATCAATAAAGATGCTAAAGACGACAACGAAAACAAAGAAAATAAAGATGATTCTTCAGTAGATAAAACTGTAAAAAATAAAAAGGTAGATAGTAAGAAAGTATTTGATTCGTCTCATTTTGGAACAGAAGGATATAGAATGGGTCAAGTTATGCCAGAACAATATATCTACGGTAAGGACACATATACATCCACTTACATGGAAAAAGATGGTAAGGTTATCAAAAATGAAGAAACTTTAACTGAATTGATGGGTTCTATCGCAACTGAAGATTTATTAAAACATCAGAAGCAATTGATGGGTGAGATTAATAAGGTAAAGGGTTATGAAAATGCTAATATTATTGATGTTATAGAGCGTGTTGAGGATAAAGGGAGACTTGTATCTATGCCAGATGAAGTTCTTTATCCTATTCTTAATAATAGTGATGCATACAAAGCAACGGAAGCGAAAATAGATGCAGCAAGGAAGATTGATAAAAAGGCTGGAACTTTATACTTAGATCCAAGAGAAACTATGAAAATAATTGATTTTAATACTAAAAAGAAAAATTTAGAGGCGTTAAATAATACAGATAATCTAACTTCAATTAATGGTAATGGCAAAACCATTATTATCAAGCAAAGACAGATCGTTGAAAAAGTAGTTCCAGTATCAACCCCATAATATATGTCAAGAGGAGCATCGCTATCATCCACATATGAGCTTATTACCATTATTAAAGATGGTAAACAGGCTCCGTTGGAAGGAAAAACTATAAACTTTAACTATTATGAAAGTCTATACTCACCTGTTGTCACTGCAAATTTGACATACGTTGATGCTGGTGGATCCACTCCTGATAAGAAAGATAAACTTACAAGTATTAAAGACGGATTGCCTATCACTGGTTTGGAAGACGTAAAGGTAAAGATAGCTCATCCTTCAGGCACATTAGATTTTACAAGAGTTCCTTTTAAAGTAAATAACGCACCTGTTTTAAGTCGAGAGTCAAACAGACAGGCTGTCATGTTAAATCTAGTGAGTCCATTAGAAATTAAAAATTCAGAGATTCCACTTTTTGATAAGTTCAGTGGAAAAATAAGTGATACTGTTACTAAAATATTACTTGAAAAGTTGGGACTATCTCAAGATAAAATAGATGTTGAATCAACAAAAAACGATTATGCTTTTGTTGGAAAGGGTAAAGGTGCATTAACTTTAGTATTAGATTTAATGAGAAGATCTGTAAAGACGAAAGGTGATGCAGGATATTTTTTCTTTCAGACGCAAGAGAAATTTAATTTTAAATCAATAGATACTTTATTAGAGCAGGAACCGAAACAAACATATACTTATTCTGGTGCACTAAGAGCAAATCCAGAAAATGCTGATAATGATTTTAAAATTTTGATGGAACCAACGGTAATCAAAGATCAGGATATAACCAAAGCTTTGAAGAATGGAACGTATGTAAATCGAAACATATTTTTTGATCCAAGAACCTTTGAATATACTGAATTTACTTTTAGTATTGATAAGGATGGTGTAAAGAAAACTCTTGGTGGAGAACCACCATTAAAGGGTAAGTTGAAAGGTTTTACAAAAACTAATCATCATATTTTGGATATTGGTAGTTTTGATGTTCAGAGAATAACTCCCAATAATGATCCAAGGGAGTGGCAAGCAACTTCTACTATGAGATACAATCTTCTACATTCTCAGGTTATGAATATTATGGTTCCATGTAATCTTAAGTTAAATGCTGGAGATGTCATAAAACTATCAATAGAAACTATCTCTGAAGAGAAAGAACAGGGTATTGAAGATGAGTTGCAAAGTGGAAATTATTTGATATTACACTTGTGTCATCATTTTGATAGTAAAAGATCATTTACATCAATGACACTCGCTCGTGATACATATGGTAAGAGGAGGAAAAATCAATGAAACTTGAAGGTTTTTTTGGCAAAGGTCTAGAATTTTGGATTGGAAAGGTTGTAAAAATTGATAAACAAAAAAGCACTGCATCAGGTATGAGTTGGGGTTTTAGATATAAGGTTAGGATTATGGGAACATATTCCGATAATGATAATGTTGATGATAGTGAGTGTCATACAGCAATGGTCATGCTTGGTGTTACCGATGGTAGTGGAGGAGGAGGTCGTGGTAGATCAGTAAGAATTACTCAATATGATATGGTATTTGGATTCTTCATGGCTCCTGATCAAAACTTTCCTGTTATAATAGGTGTGTTAGGTAGAGCACCTAAAACGGCAAGGAATGGTGGTAAATTTAATATCTTATCTGGATTTACTAAATTTTTGAAAACGGGATTGGTTGAAAGGAATGAAACTAATCAAACTGATCAGACTCCTACACCAAAAGTTAAGGAGAAAAGCACAACTGGTTCAGGAACTGGAAAGGAAACACCTACTGCAAAATTGCAGAATATGGGTCAATCCACTAATCAAGCAGAAATCAATGCAAGACCAAAACCAGCAGGAAATTCTCAATATGATATGGATGGTTTGAGTCAGGCTGAGATTGATGAGGTAGTCGCTGAAGAAAAAGCATTTGTAAAGGCAAATAATGGTAACTATAGTGAGAGTGCTATAGTAGGAGAAACTGATGAGTTTGCTGAAGCTGCTACTGATGATGAATTTAAAATATTCTAGTAACTCTATAAATAGCAACAGAGAAAACGTATTATGGTAACAGCACGTCCACCATTCTTAACATCAGATCAATCATCTGTCTTTAAACAGTTGATTGAAGATAACCCTGTGGGATATGAGGATGTTATTGGTAAATTAAAATCTGATTTCCCTACAGATCTTGGTGGAGTTTTCCCAACATCTGATACTGCCATAGATTCTTTCTCCAATATCGACACTGGTAAATTATTTTCTCGTGTCGAGATGTATAAACAAATAGCTAAACAGGAGGTAGCAACAGTTTCTTTAACTACAGGTGATACAATAATTTTACCTGATCCAAATTCAAACAGATTTTTTGAAAAGGTCGATGCATCTATGAAGAACTACTTCAAGATGGCAACAAAATCTGCTAACTTTAATATGGACTTATCGACAGAACTCACTAAACTAACAAAGTCCGTTGGTAACTTCTCACAATCGTTCATTGGTCAGATATCTGATTCTCTACAGACAGGACTTGTGAGTTACGTTCAAGGCGGTCTAGCTGGAGTGGCAAGTAAAATCTTCAGTAGTGGAGTGAAGGGTGCTCTTGGTAAAGTAACCAGTTTCCAATCGTCTTTAATTGGCCCTGTCAGCAAACTCTTTGAAGGTATGGAGTGTTTGACATCAAAGATTGGGCAAGCGATGTCTGGTGTTATCAGTGACATGTTAACTGGAATGACAAAAAACATGTTAACTGCCCCAACTTGTGCAACTCAACAGTTTGTCGGTGCTTTGACGAATAAAATTGCTGATGCAATGGATTCGGTTGTTTCCCCTTTACTTGGCCCAATTCAAGGAGCATTTGGCCCAATTGGTTCCATCTTCAACGTTAAAGATAAGATCATGGGTGGAATTGATTTTATGAAAAAGGTTGGAGGATTATTTAAGTGTGAACCACCAAAAAAACAAACATCTTCTGTCAAGTATGTTATTGATGGTTTACTTAAGAAGGATCTATCTTCTGGTAAACATAAGTCTTTGCTAGATGGAGCAATGAACGCTGCTGCTACAACCAATTCATTTTTACAGAAAGCAGAAGCAGGTTTATCTGGTTTTGAAAAGGCATATGGTAAGTGGTCGATATTTGGATCCCCTGTAGATAGTGGTGGTGCTCATGAAAGTGCTTTCACTGGAGGAAATTGTGACACTGGAAATAGTTTTGCCTGTGGCCCAGCAACGGTAGATATATTTGGTGGAGATGGAAATGGAGTAACTGGTGAAGTCATACTAGGTAATTTTTTAACAAGGTTTGATAAGGATGATATCTATGGAAGTTTTAAAAAGACTGCGAGTATTTTAGGTGTAAACATAACAAATCCCGGAAGAGGTTTTACAGAACCACCATTAGTATCATTTGATGATAAATGTGGACAAGGTTATGGTGCTTATGGAAGAGCAATTATCGATACTAATTCAAAATCTCCTACTTTTGGACAGGTAACAAGCGTAGTTATGTTAAGTGAAGGTGAAAATTATCCTGTAGATGCAAATCCCACAAGTGTAGATGGACAGTTCCCAGAAGTTTATATTGATGATATAATAATTGAAGATCCCGGTGAAGATTATATAGATACACCTATCATAGACACAGGACACGATGATATAGAAGTTCAGACTGATACCAATCCAGATTCACCTAATTATGGTAGAATTATTGCCATTACAATTCTTAAACAGGTGCCGTATGATGTGTTTCCTGATTTAACTGTTATTTCTGAAACTGGATATGGTGCGGTTATACGTCCTATATTATCAACTAACAAGGCACAACCTGATCCAGATGTACCTGAGACTCCACCTGAAATAATTGAGGATGGTAAGGTTATTATTGATCCTGCACTTCCAATTACTGATATTAGAGGAAATAGAGTACGTCAAGTATTCAAAGTTATTCAGTGTGTTGGAACATATCCAGAGGAAACTATTAAACCAGTCTCAATATTGAAACCAATTATCACTGATGTTGAAGAACCAGTTGACACCACTCCAACACCTGATATTGTAGAATCAGAAGAGGATGCAACAATATTATCAACTGAGACTGAAACTGAAACAACCCAAACAAGCACATCCTCATCATCAGCACCAACTAGTTCACCACCACCAACTCCTCCTAGTTCACCACCATCAGGTGGCGGTGGAGGTTATGGATATTAATTATGTCACAAGAATCAAAACAACTTGAATTATTTGGAGGAAAACTCCTTTTTGAAACAGGTGCAACCGAGATGCATAATCCCGGCCCTGCTGCATATATCATGGCATCCCAGACTGAAGATAAGTTAAAGTACAGTCAAAGTTTTCATGAGGGTAGTGGATTAGCAAGATTTTATGCTGATAAAACACTACAGGTTGAGTCTGGTGTGAGATCACAATCAAATGAGAAAGGTTTTGTACTTCGTGTTAAGAATGGTGATTGTTGTGTAAATACTGAAAATGGTAATGTAGCTTTAAGTGGAAATCAAATTACAATTGAGGCATATGATGAATTAGTTTTACAGGCACCGAAAATTAGAATTGGTTATGCAGATGGATCTACTGACGATGTTAAAATTGTGAGTAGTAAAATATTTTTACAGGCAGGATCTTTATGTAAACTAAGAAATAAAATTATGTATAGTAATGTCTTTGGATCTTTCTTAGGTGCATATGTTAGTGCAAACAAATGGTATAGTAGTCTTCCCGGATAATGATTTTACCAGTTAATCAACAAGGATTATATCAGAATGGAAACTCCATATTCGATGATGTTCACGTCCTCGGAACTCTTCATTGTGATTTTCAAATCGGTGCTGGTATAGTAACTGCAACTACATTTATTGGTGATGGATCTCAATTAACAGGTATTGATGCTTCGACAATAAAAGATGCTAACGGAAATACACAAATACAGGGAACTTTAACTGGTGCAACACATTCAGGTCGTGCAGTATTTAATGAGCTAGAAGTAGGTGGAAAATTATATGATGGTGATGGTGACTTTGGAACATCGGGTCAGGTATTAGCATCTGATGGTACCAATACAAACTGGGTAAATACTGGAGATCTCACTGCTGGAGCAGCATCAGAGGTAGGTGTTACTGCAACTAATGCTAATGCTGGTCATTTTATAACATTTGTAGATTCATCATCTGGTAATGAAAATATAAAAGTTGATAGCGATTTATCATATAATCCAAGCACAAATACTTTATCGTCATTGAATATTGCTGGAGCAGTAATTACAGGTAATCTAACATTAAATGGCGAACTTCGTGATGGTTCTGGTAGTTTTGGTACGTCAGGTCAGGTGTTATCATCTGATGGAACTGATACTGCATGGGTAAATACTGGAGATCTTACTGCTGGTGCAGCATCAGAGGTAGGTGTTACTGCAACTAATGCTAATGCTACTCATTTCATTTCATTCGTTGATTCATCATCTGGTAATGAAAATATAAAAGTTGATACTAACTTAACATATAATCCTTCTTCAAATACATTAATTGCAAACATATTTAGTGGAACTGCGACACAAGCATCAAATTTGAATAACCATGATACAGATGGTTTGAGTGAGGGTTCCTCTAACTTATATTTCACAGATGCTCGTGCTCGTTCATCAATTAGTGTTAGTGGTGATCTAAGTTACAATAGTGGAACTGGTGTTATTTCGTATAATGACTCAGCAGCAGGTGTTCCTAGTCAAATAACTGTTGCTGATGAATCATCTGATACATCTTGTTTTCTATTGTATGCAACAGCTGCTACAGGTAATCTTCAACCAAAGACTGGTAGTAATCTTGTATTTAATTCATCAAACGGAGTTTTAACTGCAACCAATTTTTCTGGTGGTGGTTCAAATATAACAAATATAGATGCAGCTAATATTGCTACTGGTACAATAAATGCTGCAAGAATACCTAATCTAGCAGCAAGTAAAATTACCTCTGGCACATTAGGTGCTGATAGGATACCTAATCTAGCAGCAAGTAAAATTACTTCTGGCACATTAGGTGCTGATAGGATACCTAATCTAGCAGCAAGTAAAATTACCTCTGGCACATTAGGAACTGCAAGAATACCTAATTTAAACGCAAGTAAGATTAATGCTGGAACATTATCAGATGCTAGATTACCAAGTTCAATTTCTTCTGATATTACAGGTAATGCTGCAACTGCATCCATACTTGCTATTGCGAGAACTATTGCAGGTGCTAGTTTTAATGGATCGTCAGATGTTAATATCAATTACAATAATTTAACGAATTTACCCACTATACCAACTAATACAAACCAACTTACAAATGGCTCTGGATTTATAACAGCTGCCATGACTGGTAACAGTAGAATTACTGTTAGGACATCAGGATCTGGTACACATACCACTCAATCATTCTGTCGAACTGTAGTAGCAGTTATGGTTGGTGGAGGTGGTGGAGGAGGAAGTGCTCGTTACTTCGATGATGATGATGATGGAACTTCTCAAGGTAGAGGTGGATCTGGTGGATCTGGTGGTGTTAAATTCCATACACAAAATACAAGTGGATCGACTAATATTTCATTCTCTGTTGGTGGCGGTGGTGGAGTTAATGTAAGTGGTAGTTGTGATGATAATGCTGCTAGTGGTGGATCTGGTGGAACTACTAGTTTTGGTGGTTCTTCCGCAGGTGGAGGTGGTGGTGGTCAAGGAACTAACTTTGGTTCAGGATCTGGTGGATCTGGTGGATCTGGTGATTTACCCGGAGCTGCAGGGGGAACTGCTACTTCAACTCCTGCACCTTTCTGGGGTAAATTTGGTACTGGTGGTAAAGGTGGTATTGGACAGGCAGGAAATGATTCAGGATGTAGTGTTGGTCAGCAATCTGGTCAAGGAGGTGCTATAATTATATTAGAACTTGGATAATATTTAAATTTTTATTATGAGAGTCATTAGAAATCCCTTCAGTGATGATGTGAATAAAGAGTTCTGTCGTTTAATCGAAAGGAACTTTCCTGATATTAAATCAAATCTTTATTATCAGAATGATGTTAAAAAAACTGTTGTAACGGTTCCTGAATGGAGGGATGAGATAGATAGAGATTCCTTAATGAAACTCTATAGTAAAAAAATATCGTTAGATAAAAATAATACTAAAAATTTAACTAGCATAGGGGGAGATGTAGAGGCAGGAGGAGAAAGATATAGTAAAGATCTTGAAAAAATTAGATTATTTTTAAAAGATAGGTATAAAGGTGAAACTTATATGAGTGGTAATTTTTATTATCCTCCTACTGGATACATGGGATGGCACACTAATTGTGGAGATCCTTGTGAGAGATTTTATATTACTTGGGCAAGTGAAGATAAGAAATCATTCTTTAGATATTATGATTATGAAAATGATGAGATTATTACTGATTATGATGATAAAGGTATAACAATAAGACAATTTAATATACCTGATAGAGCACCACACCTTTGGCATTGTGTTGGTAGTGAGTGTGATAGATTAAGTATTGGATTTAGAGTACATTGTAATGTGAGAATAGATTTAGAAACTTATATTGAACTTGAGAAAAGATTGGTAGGTAAAGAAGGATCACTTTCCAATTTAAGAACTGATTATGTAACTGAGTTGATTAATAATGCGAAACATAGTTAGTATATTTGGTGGACATGATGCAAACATTACATTCTTTAATGGGCAGTATCATATCATTGAGATTGAAAGACTTGTAAAGGAAAGATATGCCCACCTTTATACTGATGACTCAGTTAACATTGATGATGTACTTAAGGAGTGTCAAGATATTGCCACGAAATTCTGGGGTATAGAGAATGATTATGAATGTGTGTTAATCAATAGTCAGTGGAAGAAACCTAAGTCATTAATTGAAAATGTTTTTAAGTCTGATAAGTATCTAACACTTACTAATCATCATTACACACACGCATACTCTGCTTTTTATCAGTCACCTTACAAAGAGGCTTTAATATTATCTTATGATGGTGGTGGAGAACATGAATAT